ATTTTCCTGATTTTATTGTTGGTCTAATAAATAGTGAAGGTAAGCGTGAAACTGTGATGATTGAAGTAAAACCAAAAACACAAACAAAAGAGCCTACAAAACCAGCAAAAGTTTCAAAAAGATATATCAATGAAGTTTTTACATGGGGCGTTAATAAAGCAAAATGGAATGCAGCAGAAAATTATTGTGCTGATCGTGGATGGAAATTTCAAATCATGACAGAAGATCATTTAGGGATAAAATAGTTGGTTGCTTATATATTTCAACAGCTTTCAAAGCAGGGTAAAACTCAGGGCATTGACCAATCAGTGCGCCAAAGAGATACACGCACTTGGTTCAGAGAAGCAGCAAGATCTTTAACTCAAGTCGATCGTAATAGATTGATGCGTGATAAAAAGAACACCGTGACTAAAATAGCATCTGAAGATATCGGCAAAATGTTTATGTTCTCATATGATCCAAAATGGAAAGATGAACTTCCTTATTATGATGCTTTTCCACTTATATTCGTAGTTGAATCATATACAGACGGTTTCCTTGGGATCAATCTTCATTACTTGCCTCCGATACTCAGAGCCAAACTTATGGATTCATTATATTCAATTTCATCCGATAACAAATATAATGAAAATACTAAATTAAATATATCTTATAAAATTCTTAAAAGTGCAGCACGCTTTAAATATTTCAAACCGTGTGTAAAAAGATATCTTTTTGCTCATGTAAGAAGTAGATATTTGAATGTAGAGCCAATGTATTGGGATGCTGCTCTCATGCTCCCATCAGAAAACTTCAAAAAAGCCACGACAGAAAGAATTTATAGAGAATCAAGGAATACGGTTTAATGGCAAGTTTCAATATAGATAGATTTAAATCTAATTTAGATACTTTTGGAACAATTCAAAGTAATAAATTTTTTGTTAGAATTGGATCTTATAAACTACGTGATGGTAGAAGTACTTTAACGTCCAGACAAGATTCTGAACTTATTTCATTCAGAGCAGACTCTGTTCAATGGCCTGGTGTAAATTTAGATACCATGAATACAAATAGATATGGTATTGGCCCATCACAAAAATTTCCAATTAATGCATCATTTAATGATATTACAATTTCATTTATAGATACTAAAGATTTGGTAATTTGGCATCTGATAAGCGAATGGATGTCTTTTGGAATATTTGATTTTCAGGGTGTAAATGCTGGTAGATACGTCCCAAAGTATACTTTAGAATATATGAAAGATTATTCCACTTCTATAGAAATAAACATTTTTAATAATAAAGGTGCTGATATAACAAATAATGAAACTTTTATAAAGAATGCATACAGAGAAGCAAACCCAGTTTGCAAAGTAATGTTAAATGAAGCATATCCAATTGCTTTAAATTATAACAGTTTAAATTGGGATAATAACAATTCTTTATTCAAAGTAACAACAACATTTACATTTAAAAATTGGTATACAGATTCACCATTAGCAACACAATTTGTAACTTAAATAAAGGCTTTTAAATTATGCTACCTAAAATTTCTTATCCAATCCATGAATTGACAATACCTTCAACAAAAGAAAAATTCATGTTTAGACCTTTTCTTGTAAAAGAGGAAAAGCTTCTTCTCATGGCAAAAACATCTGATGATCCATCAGAAATACTTAGAGCAATAAAACAAGTTGTTAACAATTGTTGTCTTGATGAAAAGTTTGATGTAGATGACATAGCAATATTTGACATTGAGTATATCTTTATCCGAATCAGAGCATTTTCTATAAATAATATAGCTTCAGTATCCTATCGAGACAATGAAGATAATGAAATCTATACATTTGATATTGATTTAAATTCTATTGAAGTTCAATTCCCAGAAGGAGTTGATGCTATTATTAAAATAAATGATGCATCTGGTATAGTAATGAAATACCCAAGAGCGCAGATATTTGATGATCAAGAATATTTCAATAGTGGGGAGAATGCATTCTATGAATTGGTTATTAGATCCATGCATCAAGTTTATCAAGATGAAGATGTTTATGATTTGAAAACTTTTTCTAGAAAAGAAATAGAAGAATTTTTGGATAATCTAGATATTGCTACATATCAAAAAATAGTTAAATTTATGGAATCAACTCCAAAATTATACTATAAAATAGAATATAAAAATAAAAACGGCACGGAAAGAAAAATAGAACTAAGGAGTCTTGCAGATTTTTTTACGTTGGGCTGAGTCATAACTCCTTAGAAAATTATTATACTACTGTATTTTCTTTGGCTCAGCATCACAAATATTCACTTGCAGAAATTGAAAATCTTATACCTTTTGAGCGTGATCTTTATATAGAAATGCTTCTGCAACATCTTAGAGAACTTGAAGAGCAAAGGAATAGGAATAATGCGTAAACAAAATCATGAAAGTTGGCTAAAGTCATATTGGAGACCTCTCATGGGTTATCTCTACATGATTATATGTTTTGTCGACTTTGTTTTATTCCCTGCAGTTACCATGATTATGCCTGTATTTTATAAATTAATTGCAGGACTATCTATAGACTATAGTGCATGGGAAAGTTTGACATTGCAAAACGGTGGGATGGTTCATTTAGCTTTTGGTGCAATTTTAGGTATTGCAGCATGGACTAGAGGTCAGGAAAAGATTTCAAAAATAGATGCCGATAAGTAAAACACAGCAATACTTTAAAGCAACAGGCGCTAATCTTTCCAGAGCAGCGCCTGTGATAGCTAGTATACAAAATAAAGATGATAATGAACAGCAAAATGTAACTAGAGAATATAAAAGTCAAACAACAAGACTTGATTTAGGTGTTGAAAATGTTACAAATTCATTATTAAACAACAATAATGTTCTTGGTCAAGCTGAGCAGGAACTTATTAAAGTAAATGAAACACTAGGAAAAATACTAAATGTTTCTGAATCTAAAGATAATGGCATGCCAAATCTTTCTGATTTTACACCAGAAAAGCCTAGAAGAAGACCAAGAACAAGGGCTCAAGCTAGAGCAAGACCTTCAAATCTACAAAGATTAAAACAACGTGTAAGTGGAACACTTGGAAAAGTTTTAGAAAAAGGTAAAGATGTAGCTAAATCCATTGGGCGCTCTGCTGCAAGTCTAGTAAGTCCAAAGCAAATGCTGAAAGGTGCTGCAACAACAGCTGCTGCAGGCACTTTTCTGGAAAAACTTACCGGTAAACAAGATTCTATGAGTGCTCTTGGTATAGGTCTATCAACTACTGCAACTGGTGTTTTGGGTGTAGTTGCTGGTGCTAAATCAGCATTTGAACTAAGTGAGAAATATGGCCCTGGACCCAGTGTTCGTAGATTAGGCCCTCAAGATATATCCAATGATACACAATTAGAACTTTTAAAAGACATTGGGGATATCAAGGCTGGTACTTTGATGCCAGCACGTAAATTAATTGTTGATGAACTTGAATATCCTGAAAATCAATTCTTTGAAGTAGTAAAACAACTTCATGATGGTGGATATATTAAAGTAGCTTCACAACAAACATCACCACAACAGAATCCAATGGTGCGCTCAGTTTCATTTGCACAAAGAATGGAAAGCAAACCAAGCACTAGTACCGGTGAATATGATTATAATTCACTTGTATTTGATGCTGGTACAATAGCTATTATGACTGATAATTTTGTCGGACCTGCAGAATTATCAGGTCAAAATAATGCACCAAATGTACGATCAGTTTCTTCAACTGGTGCACAAAGAACATCAGCAGGTGCATCATCCGCACCACCTAGTTCATCGGGTGCTGCAAGTAGTTCCACAGCAATTAGTGATATGACACCTGGAACACAAGTTGAAACTTATGATTTTGGTGCCGCTGCAGCTCAACAAACATCATCAGAACCAATAGCAGGAGCAAGAACACCAGGTGCTGCTGGCTCAGGTTCTGCTGAAGAAGTAATGAGCTTCTTTGTTGAAAAAGGATATACAAGAGAACAAGCAGCAGGTATTGCAGCAAACATAAAATATGAAAGTGATTTTAAAACTGATGCTGTTGGTGATAGTGGCAAAGCTTATGGATTAGCACAGTGGCATCCAGACAGACAAGCCAATTTTACTAAATTTTTTGGTAAAGATATAAAACAATCTACATTTAAAGAACAATTAGAATTTATAAATTGGGAACTATCTGGACCGGAATCTAGAGCACGAAAAGCCCTTATGGGTGCCAAAACACCAGACGAAGCAGCAATGCTATTTGATAAGTTTTATGAAAGATCATCTGGTACTACAACAGCACGTAGAATGCAATTAGCTTTAAGTTATGCTCAATCAGCAGGACCACAAATGCAACAAGAGCAAAGAACTGGCGGGCAAGCTCTAAATGAACAATCATTGGCTGCTAGACCAGCTAGAACACCAATGAATATTACGGTTCCACAACCTGCGGCACAAGGTGGTAGACAATATCAAGCCATGGCATCTCAGGATGATAGATCAGCTGAGGTTCCTCTATCACAACTTATATCTTCTCTAGCTTAGGTGCACAATGAATCAGTTAAACATTAGATCCATGGCTTCAAATGAAGCATCATCCTCATTTGGTTCACCTTTGCTTTTACGTGGTCAGAGAAAAACTGAGGAACAAGCAGAAGCAGTCAATCCATTAGCATCAAAACCCATTGAAAAATATACTAAATCTTTAACTTCAATGAGTGATATTTTACAATTAAGTAATTCATTTATGCTTGATAATCTGGAACAAAATGTAAAATCAAATGAATTACTTGGTAAAATTTTACATAATATGTCCAATTCGGATTCAAAATCCATGGATATACCAGGGATGCCAGCCAAATTAAAACAAGTTGCTTCAAAGGTACCAGGCAAATATAAAATTGGATTTATTGGTGCTGCAATGGCTCTTGGTGCTATGGGCATGTTCTCTATGGCATCAACGTCGACAAGTGATAGTGAACAACCCGTGGATGTTACCCCAGAGGAAGCAAATCAAGCACAACAACTAGAAGACGTTGAACCAGAAGATATTCAACCAGTAAATAATGAATTAGAAAACACACAAGATTCAGAATCAGAGCAAGGTGCACAATCTGTTGGTGGTTTAGCTAAACCTGTAAGTTCCGGAGCGCCAGCGGTTGGTGGTTTAGCTAAACCTATAAGTTCTAGAACTCAAAGTGGATCAGCAATAAAACCAGTAGACTCACAAAGAATAAGAACACCATCTTTAACGTCACAATCAAACTCTGATGAAACACCAGATCAAAATAAAGATTTAAAAATAAGTGCTAGAAGCATAGTATTTTCATCTGATAATTTTGTTATTGATCAAGGCGATTCGGCAGGTGCTCCATCAGCAACAGGTATGTCTAAAGTTTCATTTCAGATGACAGATTCTTCTTCAATGGCAGCACCACCTGCAGCACAATTCTCTTCATCGGTTTCAGGTGCACAATCAGAGCAATCCAGTGGAGGATTAGTACCACCTGTTAATGGTAGAGTTTCATCTGGTTTTGGTCAAAGAGCAAGAGGTAATCACGAAGGCATTGATTTTGCAGTACCAGTAGGAACCCCAGTTTTGGCTTCAACTGGTGGTGTTGTTGTTTATGCAGGAGAAAGAGGTAATTATGGAAATTTGGTAACTATCCAAAGCCCAGATGGTATAGAAACTAGATATGCTCATCTTAGTGCATTAAATGTAGCAAAAGGCGATGCCGTAACTGCAGGGCAAGAAATAGCAAAATCTGGCAATACAGGTTTGTCAACCGGACCACATCTTCATTTTGAAGTAAGAAAAGGTGGTACACCAATTGATCCAAAGACAATGCTTGGCTCTGCTGCACAAACACCTGGTGGAGCAAATGAAATGCCCGGTGAACCATCATCTGGTCAGGCTCAAATGTCTGGTAGTGAAGGGCAATCTGCATCAATGGAATTAGGTGCATCTGCATCTAGCATGGGTTCTGTAATTAATGATGCATCAACCCAAAATATAGTAGCGGAATCTGCACCACCACAAGTATCAGTAAGTATGGAACAAGGTAGTCAAGAAGCACCTGCCTCAGGTATTGGTGCTATACAAACACCAATTGACCCAAATGATCCCGGGCCTGTTGGAATAGATGCTGCAACTATGAGAGAATTTTTCAGTGAATTAATGTAATAAAAAAAGGGGAGCAATATTGCTCCCCTTAATATTAGTTCTTAGCAAGATTTCGGAAGAACTCTAGATCTTCATCATCTCCACCATCAGACTGAGTCATCATTGGCTCACGTGCGGGTGCAGACTTAGCTTCCTTTGGTTCAACCCATGGGGCATCATCTTCAACCTTAGGCTTCGATGTTCGAGCCGCAGTCTTGTCCGTACCAAGAACAACTGCAAGCCTCTTGGAAAGCTCTTCATAGCTCTTGAAATTGGAAGGAGAAAGGAAGGATTGAATAGAATGTTCTTGCTTCCAGATAGTTTCCATGGCAGAATCATCATCTGCAAGTGATCCTGGTGAAGCAAATTCAGACTTATCGTAATTACGATAACCCTCAACATTTCTGATCTTGAGTTTGAAGTTTGCACCACTCCAGAGATCAAATGGGTTTAGTGGATCTTCATCCTGAAACTGTGGGTTCATAGCTTCATTAAGTTTATCAAAAATCTTCTTACCAAACTTGAATAGAAATACCTTTCCGTTATTCTCAGGATTCTGTTGATCCTGGATCACATAGATATTTGATACATAAGTTAGCTTACGCTTTTGGGCTCGGGCTTGTTTTCGAGCAGGAGACTCGTCATCGGTTGTGGAATTCCACAGACGGGAATTCATTTCACCGACAGGGTCTGTTTGACCAATAGTAGTCAGAGAGTTTTCAATATACCAGAGACCTGTTGGACCCTTGAAACCATGTTCAAAGATTCGAACAAATGGGACATCTTCATTTGGAGGAGCAGGGAGAAAACGAATAACAGCATAACCATTACCAGCCTTGTCCACATTCGGATACCAAAAACGGGCGTCACCCTTAGAATCACTCTGGGTAGAAATCTTAGCAAGTTCCTGTGTAAGCTTTTCTAGTGAGCTTTTACCAGAAGTCTTTTTTAGTGCAGAAAAGTCCATTTATATATTCCTTATATTTTGTATGTATAGTATATTTGTATATTTTTACAGAGGGTCTTACCTCTATACTTATTTATCACGAAGTAGAGAATCTGTCAAGGCATATTTTCTTTATTTTCTCAACATCGTAATGAATAAACGGTTTGGTCTTAATTATCTTTTTGTTTACATCATCCCAGATAAAATCATCCTTCATTTTTTTGCACCAATGTGGAATGCATCCAGAAATTGTAGTTAAAATAATAAGACTTTCTAATGAAAGTTTATCCGATAAAAATAGTTTTAGTAATGGAGGATGATTACCTGAAACTACTTTAAAGTTTGAATCAAAATTATCATCCAACAACCAAAGCTCAGATTCAACAAGTCTTGTTATTGATTGTGTTTTTTTGATCCATAAGTTATAGTTTTCTTGTGCCTTATCACTAACTAATTCTTTTATCCATATATCTTTGGATTTTAATAGATTAGCAAGTATAACACCGTGTGGGTCACGGTGTTTTGAAAGTTTTTCAAAGAAGAATTTATCTTTTCGCTTTTCAAATGTATCTCTTTTAGCACTAACTTTACCATTATATTTAAAATAATCATATGACTCTGTGGTAAAATGTCTTTTAAGCGCTAAATAGTCAACATAGCACTCATACGGTGTCATACTGGAAGTTGCGCTGTTCTTTTTAGAATATTAAGACTCTCAGCATCCGCTTTAATTTTGGAATGTAAAACCATATCTTTTTTAATTAAATCTGCTGCATATTCAACTTCAATATTATTGTCTTCGCACCACATCACAACAGCATCAATGTAGTTGATCTTCTTTTCACTAATAAGAACTTCAATTTCAATATTAAAGTTATTCATTTTATTCAAAATCATTTTCTAAGGTTCCCTTGGCTCTTCTATTAATATTATCAAGCATCTCATCAATTTCTGTGCCTGAATACCCATGCCTAAGAAAATTTATTCTAAAAGCACTCCTTAGCATACCTATTTCAATTTCTAAAAGCTTTTTTTCTATGTCGGGAACCAACATTTCTTAGCCTTATCAATCCAAAATTTAGCACTTAAAAAACACATTATGCAGAAAACAAATGACATAAATCCGGTAAGGGGAGCGGATAAGATTTGAATAAGTGGAATGATGCAGTATAAACTGATGACAAACCAAAGTGTTCCGAGGGTAATGTCACGTTTGGGCTTTTTTCGTGTGGCCCATTGTGCATTGTTGCTAGATCCATCTTGCATTTGGAAAACTCCACACTATACGTTGAATAATTCATGACCATAGAGATTCATAATACTTTGCAAAAAGCATCCTCCCCTTATACATTCGTTCTTGATGTTGCAATACACCTTCACGATTTACTTTAAATGTATGATTAGGCCCCTGGATCATTTTAGATAACCCACCATCCGTC